TTTTCTGCATAGGCACTCCTTCCCGACGGTTGCTTGAAGACATCCCACCCGTTGTCGTTGGGCGACACGCCATCTTCTGGGTTCAGTTTCTCCATCTGGTAGTACCACCATGTGTCCATGGTTGGCGGGTTGGTATCACCCCACATCCCATGCCACGTCGGCCCACCGTCCTTGGAGCTAGGAAAACGACCGATACGTTTGGACATCGCGTCCACAATGTCAGGGTGAATGTCGCGACACTCGTTGAACCACGCGAAGGTAAGCTCCAGTGAGTTGAGGTTCGCCACGTCGTCAGCATCGTCAAGAGCGCGGAACATTATCTCGCACTCCACGTCGCCAACCTCGAAGAAGTATGTCTTGGTCGTGCGCATGTAGCGCCCGCACACACCCGGAGGGAACCTGTCGAGGAAGGTCTTGATGGTGGTGTCCTGAAGCTGACGCGCTGTCTCGCGGACGATTGCCGCACGGCTACGCCGCTTGCCGTTAGCATCAGGCTCCTGCATGGATGCGCGGCGTACAACCTCAAAGCTACATGTAACGGACTTGCCAGAACCAACTGGTCCCATCAGCACGCGCATTTTGGCATCAGACGCCATGAACTTAGCGCCGGTGGGTGGAGGCGTGTAGTCTATCTCAAGAGCCATGTGGGTACACCAGATAGGTACAGTAGAGCAGGCCACGCCTGCGGGACTTGATGATCTTGGTACGGTAAGATATGCCGCGCTCCGCCAGTTCGCGCTCCAGCGCCCTGCAAGCGTCCACGCTACTTATGAATGCAGCGGGCTGCCCTTCATACCAAGAGTCAAAGAGCGGGACCAGATAGTCAGGAATACTCGGCGTCTGCATCTTCTGCCTGCACGTCCACAACAGGTACGGGTTCGCTACTGCCGCCAAGGTTGATGGTTATCTTTACGCCACCGGTGTTACCGCCAACGTCTGCGTTTACGCTGCTGTCCAGTCCAGCCCACTTGACCGTACTCTTGATGAGGTCGGCTTTGACCGCCGGGCTTACGTCCGGATTATGTATTAGAAGCCATGATGTCGTCAGCAGGTCTTCGGCCTGTGACTTGGCCTTCAGCTTGAATGACAAACCCTTTTCGCGAATTTCGGTACGTAAGTGCTCGACCTGTTTTTCGAAAGCAGGGTCTTTGCCGTAGCCAGCCAGTACCTCGGCTGTAATGCCATGGGTCTTCAGTATGGACTCAAGTGGCTCGCCACTGCCCTCAAGACGAAGCGCAATGTCGAAGGCCAGCCTGTTGGACCATGTGGGAGCGTGTGCTGGTAAAAACGTCATGTCCATATCTAGACGGTTGTTTGTGGTTAAGTCAAGGGGACAGGCGTGTATAGTTAAAGTTTACACGTGGTTTTTTGGGGTCTTGCTTTGTGAGCCTTACTACATGAGGGGGGGCCGCTTGAGTGCTGTCCATGTACCCCCCGCCCCTGCCCGTGTCGCTTGCGTGCCGCTTGGCGCGTGAAAGCCTGACGGCAAGCCCGAATTTGACATACGTGCTAAGTTTTGCTTAGGTGGCCTCGTCGCTGGTTCACACCAACGGCGCCGCTCACGGGCCCCGGCCTTATGGGCCCGCTCTTTGAAATAGTGAGGACTACTATGCAGTACGAAGGCAACTTCTCTGTGATCGAAACCAAGGCCGGTTCGGGCGAATTCAAGTTTGCTCCGGCACCGGATGGCAAGTTCGAGGATGCAAGCGGCGCGATTGCCGCAATCCTCAAAGCCAAGGTCAACCTTTCGGGTTGGGCGGTTTGGTTCGACGGTGACGGTTGGGACAAAATCCCGGCCAAGGGCAAGCCGGTCACCGCGTCCGCTCTGGCAAGTTTTGTCAAGCGTACGGACGAGGCAGAGATGGTTATGGTCCGTCGACCATTCCCGCAGCTGAAGGTCAAGCTCACCAAGGGCAAGACCAAGTTTAGCGGCAACGGCAAGGCAACCCGCCAGACACTGTAACAACAACGCTAGGCGGGCAATCCCGCCCGCCTAGCAACCCAAACAGGAGGTAAACCCATGACTAAGGTTTCCTATGACGTTGTTGTGACCCGCAAGGGCCACGTGGTTCCGGTTGCTCGCCACAGCGAGCGTGAAAAGGCCGAGCGGATGGTCGCAAGGCTGAATGAAAAGCACCGGATCAAGGGCACGCTGTTCATCAGAGTGACCAACAACCGATAACACCAGCGCAGGGCGGTAATGACGCCGCCCTGCAACTCAAACAGGAGATAAAGCCATGAGTATCCGACACCGTGTCCTGCGCGCCGAACAAGTACCTGCGGCGTGGGCAGATCAAGACAAATACCCTGTGATGGTAGGCGTGACTACAGGCACCCTGCTAATCACATGCGGCGTCTTCAGGACAATGGCGAATGCGGTGCGATGGTCCAAGCAAGTCGATGCTATCCCCGACCTTGCCACGCGGACCGACACTGAACTCGACATGCTTGTCCCGCAAGACGACTGGGACATAGATAACACCGCAATCCACTGACACCACGGGTCATCAGCTTCGGCTGGTGGCCCTTTTCTTTTGCCGCTAGCTTGTGAATGTGTATAAGCCATAAGTCGGGGGCCTCTAGAGCGCCGTCGTCCGACAAAATCAGATTTACGGGGGGCAATAGGATCAGTGTACAGTTATAGTTTACATGTACAGTTATAGTTTACATGCAGTAGCTAAGTCATTGATATTGCAGCAACAATCCAAAAAATAATCCAAACAATCCAAATAATCCAAAATAACTTTACATCTGGCAGTATCGCTAAGTTTACGAGATGTAAACTGTAAACTTTTGGGAAAAGTGTGTGATTCCAGTGGCTTAGGAAGAAAGTTGACACCATAAGTGTACATACAACAATCCAAATAATCCAAATAATCCATTATTTTTTAGTAGACAGAGCTTTCGCGCGAGAGAACATACGAAGAACACATGTGCGCCTGTAAACTCCCACCCCCTAACACCAACACGTGTAAACTTAGCTCTGTAAACTTTCAAAACGTCTTTTTTGGATCATTTGTTTAAAATCAATGACTTAGCTACACAGTTTTTGGATTATTTTTTGGATTATTAATCCATATGATCCATCGTAAGGCCGCCGCGAGGCGAAACTTGACACGGCGCGGCGGATCGGCTAGGTTGCGGGTTGGGGCGAACCTCGCCCTGTAGTAGTGTATAGTTAAACTTAACAGGAGATGACCACCATGGTTGCAACTCACACTCTGGCCGTTAAGCAGTCTGCTAAGTACGTTGGTAGCTATGACTACCTCGACGACTGGAAAACAGTCGGCACGTTTGTGGTGCATCGGAGAGGTACTATCGACTACGGCTATGACGATGAACTGGACGAGGACATTTACGCTACCAGCATTTACCACATCACTGTAGAGCCTAACGACGGTGTTGATAACGACACTGTGCGTAGGGCACTGCAAGACCACTACACCAAGTGGGGCTGTGCCTGTTCTCACGATTGCTGTGGTTGTGTTAGCAGCGTGGCATACAAGTGGAACGTCATCCACAAGTACGACAACGACTGGACCGTTATGGTGCAGTACAGAAGCAACTACTGAGAGGGAGAACGCCAATGACTGGACGACTACGCTACAACAAGCTGACCAATGGCTACGTCACCTCTGTCCTCAAGTGGGACAGAGAGTGGCAGGAGTATGTCGTTACCACCAAGACCCAGAACGGCGATACGCCTACCAGTACGTATCATACGGATGATCTTGACGATGCACTGGCTACCCAGCGTAAGCTGTTCGCCAACATGTGTGAATTTATCAGGCTGTGAGGAGGGTAGGCCATGAAATATACACGTTACGAAGATGGTGGTTGTGTGCTGCTGTTAACAGCAAGAGAGCGCCGTCGTGCCACTGCCAAACGCATGAAAGCCAAGGCTAGTCGGTTTGGTAAGTTCATAAAAGACGCAAACCACCTTGCCGCATGTTCTTGTGCTATGTGCCGTAACCCGCGCCATAACCCGTGTCTGCGTGTCAGCCAGAAGCTGACAGTGCAGGAACGCCGTGAACTTCAGGAGGATAATACCCATGGCTAAACGTATTACCCTTAACGACGTACGCTCCAAGGTGCAGAACAAACGACCGTTCATGACGACTAACAGCACACTGTTTGGTAGCTGGTACGGTGACAGCAGCACGGATAGGTATGTAGTTCATAGCTACGGTGACCACTGGCCGCTGTTCATCTATGTCAAATCCATAGACCGTTGGTTCGAGAACACCGACAAGTACGGTGTGACTACCAGTAAGCACCACGGCAAAGCGCATCCCCATACAGAGACTACCGGTCTTAGCTGTGATGACATGCGATTGCTGGCAATCGGTGGTTACAAGGCACTGGCAGAAAAGTTGGTTGGCAGATGACAACCAAGACCTGTTGGTCGACAAGAAGGAGAACTGAAGATGTTTATGCTTATGCACATGTCCGACGAACACGGTGAGGCCAAGATTATCTCTGTCCATGCGGAGGAACCTACCGTGGTTGACTTCATAGATGCAACGGACCACCTCGACTTCCGCCGCAATAGTGCCATCCACGTCATTCGCACAGAAATCATCAAGAGCTTTGGCAGATGACAACCAAGACCTGTTACGTCTGCCATAACACCATACTGCCACTGGCTAGGGCCAAGGTATACACGACCTGTATACAGTGTGGTGAACGACAAGCTAGGGCCACGGTTCGTACCGTGGTCCCCATGCACAAGAGCAACTATACACTCATAACCCGTCGGTCAGACCTGATCGGCGTTAACAACAAGGGACCTAAGCAATGAGCGTCGAGACTGTCGTCTACTTGCTTACACATACACTGTCGTATCTGGCCGGTGCTATCACCGTTGTGCTGTATGCGCTGTATCTGTCTAACCGCAACCGTAAGGAAAGGGACTACTATGGTTCATCGCGTTAAGGACACTATCAACGTCCATGTGGGGAACGGTCTGTTACACTTGGGTTGGGCACTATGGGGTCAGACCTGTGACTGTGGCACGTTCCCTAGCTTTAACTGGCTGGCACATACCATAAACTTCCTGAGACTGGACACCAGTGAGGTATTGTTCGTCGCAGGCAAGAAACTGACAGACTACGCATCCGTCAAATACGAGGAGTATCTGTAATGCGCTGCCTTTACCTTACACTGCCGCAACACTGGGCACCGGCGCTCATTAACGGCGATTACACTGGCTATATGGATGAGGAGGTTCAGTACATAGAGGACTTTATCGACTACATGGTGGACGAGTATGGTTCCTGCCATTGTATCGACATGCAAGAGGACGAGAACTTTACCTGCTGGCATGACGCTAACCACGTTGGGTACGACTACGGATCAACGGTAAACACGTTTGTGTTTGACATCACAAGCTCCGCCCAACTTTCGCCACAATCGTCGGGCATGGTCCCGACCTCGCCGGGTTCCCCGGCCCATAACAATAACACTGATAACGACTGATAACCCACAGGAGACTACAGACATGCGTTCTAAACTCGTTGCTGAAACCATTGCCAAGCTGTTCCCCATCCAGCGTACTGTTGCTGTCGAAGGCCCTCCCGGTGGTGGTAAGACACAGCTTCTCAAGCATGTCGCCACTAACGTGCTGAATGTACACTACATCGAACGGCACATGCCTACCATGTTGGTAGAGGACTTCGGTATACCTGTCATCGACGGTCCTGTGCTGTACCACAAGATACCTGAGTGGTTCCCTGCCAAGGGTTCCAAGTGGGACGATGGTCGTGGTGGTATACTGTGCTTCGACGACCGCAATCAGTGCAGTGCCGACTTGCAGAAGGTCATGGCTAACATCTGTCAGGCACGTAATCTGCACGGTGTGCCAATGGCTGACGGCTGGATGG